GCATTCAAAGCACCCGAACCCACTGCGGTGTTAGTCGATACTGCCCCAGCGCCTTTGCCTACTCGCACGCCTGACAAGGTTGCGTCAGTTGTGGCGGAGATAGCTCCCACCACATCCAAATTCGTCCCATCAAACGTCAGCGCAGAACCGGAGGTGAAAACTTTAGAGCCGTTGAGGTAGGTGACTCCGTTGGCTGTGCCGCTAGAATATGTACCGCCGAGCTCTAGCTTGCCCGTGTTCAGGTTGCTAAAGTTTGCGTCGACTTCTGTGTTGGTAAGGGGCGAGCCCTTGACGCTGCGTAGAACGATGGTGGCCATGTGAAATCCTCAATACAAAACTAAATTAGCTTACAGTCACAACCCAAGTGATGGTCATGCCGTCGTCTGCGCCTTTGTTGACCACAGGGAACACAGTGCGAGCTAACATAACGCCGCCGCTAGATGCGTTAAAAATACCGGCCTCAGTAACAGCGCCTGTACCTGTACCGGCTGGAAAGCTAGCAACGTACGTAACCGCCGCGCCGGACGTGACACCGGAAGCCAGAGTTACGCGGCCCAACTCGGTACCTAACGCCGTATCCGCAGCGTTCGCGGCGATTGTGCCAGAACCACCAGACATGTGGCTCATAGCGGTAGTCGTACCAGTCATGCGACTGGCGATGTACCCTTTACCCGCCGTTACGACGAGGTTCTTGATGGTCTTTTCAGACTTAACGGTGCCGTCCGGCGCTGTGATCTGGATTTTGACTGCGCCTGTGGCGGTTACTTGGTCTTGAATCATGATGTGCTCCTATGCAAATTCTCGGTACTCACCGATGTAGTTGGACTCAAAGTAAGTTAAGTCACAATAGCCCTGAGAGATGACGTTGCCAGACTCGGCCAGAGCTTGGGCGTCGAATAAAACCTTGCTGATATTATATGCCGCGGTGTCTCCAGCAGCATACACATTATTTATGTACTTAGTAGCCGCGTACGTAGAGCCGTCTTCTGAAGTAGACGTATCGTTTAGCGCAAATAAGTCTTCTAGTACCTGCGTAAACGCAAAACTCTGCGAATCCGGAGCTCCTACGCTGTCCTGAGCGGCTTTAGCTATTTCAGAGTACGCCGACTCAACTGGCGCAACACTGTCGATAGCTGATTTACCAACTGCGCTGCTTAGAGCCTCCGTAACACCGACAGCATGCGCCAAGACTTTAATGGCGGACTTTTGGTTTATGTCTGCTATAGGCTGCGAATCGACAGCGGCTAAATCAACAGCAAAAGTTTGTTCGTCCTGCAGCGCGAATGAAGACTGCGACAAAGACGCAGAAAGTAGCTTGTTGAATGCCTTGCCTACTGCGTCCGCCGGTTCGGCGCTATCTGCAAAGACTCGTAGGAAGAACTTGACTATCGTTACGACATCCGGCACGCTGACAGCATCAGCCGCGTTTTTACGCGCTCTCAGGACTACTGTATCCCCGCTGCTTATAAAGTCCGAGGCCGTCTTACTTATAGCTAGGTTTATATGCTCTAAAACAAGCGCAGTATTCAGTATTTGCTTAGTTCGACCTGAATAATCTAGCGCTGCTACAACCGCTGCGTAAACACTCTCTACCGATACTTGTGGGCTAGAGTACTGAGTGCCCGAAGCTAGTAAGCTGCTCACCGCAGAAGCCACCGGCTTTAGCACTGCGGTGGTTATCATCAGAACTCCTGTCGCAACTTAAACTTTAGCAGCTCATACACAGTCTGCACGGTCGTATCCGCGAATGTAATATCAATTTCCGCTTCGTAGTCACCAGCGTCGCCAGCTAAAGCCGTGGGGTCGTCCGCCCAGAAGAACGAAACCTGCCCAGCAGCTCCATCAGTCACAGAACCCACAAGGGTAGAGCGAACTGTCGTGTCACCCACGGCGCGAAATTTCAGCCGTACTGTAGCACCCCCAACGTTTATGGCCGCGGCGGTTGTGGTATCCGTCAGGGTTACGTTAAGTGGCGGTCGCGTATCGCCCTGCACCAGTAAAATTTTATCGGCCATACCCTACCTCTAGTAAAACGGTCGCATTTTTACAGTCGACTCAACACCGCGTAGGTCTCTAACGCGAGCGCTAGTAATTGCCCGCTCAAACATCAGCTTGTGCATACTCGCAGCGTTTATGTCTGACCACTCTTTGTTCGGGATAGCCGCTAAACGGGCTATTGCGCCTGACACAAGCGCGTCAGCCCAAACCTCATAGACCCAGTCTGGTACAGATAGCGCCGTACGACTTGGCTTCAGCGCTGCCCTAAAAGACATTGTGTAGCGCTTGTCCGGAATTGGCCACACAGAGATCATTGTGTCCTGAACAACCCAGAATTTTGTAGGCTCACCCACTTCCGAACGATTTTTTTCCGGTATTTCCCGAGAGTCTACCTGCGTAATGTCGCTACCGCCTATTGCTGCGGCGGTTATTCTCTCTATGGGAAAATCTGCAGATATGTCGTACGTACTGACGTTCGGTACCAGAAAAACTTTGTCAGCTACGTCCCGCCACACTTGTGAACGCGCCAAAAAATCAGCTGCGGCTGCAGACAAGTGGGTATCCATCGATACATCAGGGCACCCGGGAACGTGCGGCGCTAGCAGCGAGTAAAAGTCGCTCCAGACCTTAGCCATTACGCGGCTCCGGGCTGGCTAGCAGCGTTTGTTTGTGCAGTAACGCCAAGTGATGATTGGAACGCTTGGTAGTGCGCTACAGCGCGCTGTGCGTTAGCGGCGTATTCGGCGTCCTTGCTGTAGGCACGATACAGTATGTAGTCTAGTATTGCGTTTGCAAAGCTGTCGTCTACAGAAATTACATCTGCCGTAGCTTGGTTTAGGAGCTGCGTTTCTGTTAGCTGGTGCCCCGCAGGTATCGCCGCATAAGACAACTCAAGCTGCGCCGCAGTAGTCGCTGGTGGGTACACCAGAAACTCTTTTGGTACGCGTGGGTCAAACATATAGTGTTGAACCGTAGCAACCTGCGCCTCGTCATACCATGTGCGGCGCTGCTCGTCCAGCATGCGTCGGTCTATCAAGCGAACTGCGCGCTTATCTGACGTAGCGGACACATTGCGTATAACCTCTACAAGTCTGGTGGCGTTTGTGATGCCAGTGGTCAGAACTTGCCGGGCACCCGCAGCGCACGTAAACGTTGCTGTCTGAGTATTGGCGTCCGGGCGCAGGTTTACTACTTCGCGGTACGAGTCATTCAGCCAGCCCTGCAACTCTACGACCGGCCAACGCACATTTGTAGTGTCTTGTAGCAGTGTCTGTACTTTGGATATAAGTTCTACAACTTTTACGGTGGCCATTATTTACCTCACTTGCCCAGAGCTTGGGTGTCGCCCAATTCTACAGCAGTAGTGATATTTGTGGTGTCAATATCTAAGTCTGTTAGTGCTTTGGCTTTTGTTTTGCGGGCGCTCTTAACTTCCACAACGTCTACAACCTGAGAGTCAGCTTGGTTAAGCGCACGTCGGCCTTCGTCGGTAAGCGTAAGTTCACTGCCAACAAACATAGCAACAGTAGTAATTTGACCGTCCACCATAGCGCGTACTTTATTTGCGTTGTATGTGCCGTTTAATTTTTTAATAATTTCGTCGACTGTCATGTTATCTCCAAAGTAAAAAGGGGCCCCGAAGGGCCCCAGTTTATCAGGTTGCCGAGCCGACCTGAGCGACTACCATAGCTTCTGGCTTAACAGTCTTGCGACCGTACACAGCCAAACCACGGACGATGTCGCCGAAGTCTGTCTGGTTGCGCAAAGGCTCAGTTTTATTCACGGTCATGGCAAAAGACACAGCGGCCTTAGTACCAGCAACCATGGTGCGACGGGCTTTAGCGTCGGTATGTAGCCCGCCAGTAGATGGGTCGGTCAAGCCAGCAACCAAAGCTTTAGCAGCAGCACCGCGCGGCAACAAGTTAGACACGTAAACCGTGAAACGGTCGATCATGCCTACTTTGCCGGTGCGGATGGTGCTAGAGGCGTCGCCTGTGAAGTAGGCTTGGGCTAAGGTTGACTGCATCAACAGATGACGATCAAACGGGCTCATAACCAACCAGCGGCCATCTTCGGGCACGTTCTGCTCGTCCAACACTGTAGACATGCGCAAAATAGCCTTCAGAACGTTCTCTGGGGTAGCTTGGTCAATTGGGGCACTATCAGTGCCTAAGTTGTAAGCAGCAGAGATAGCACCAGCGGTATCGCCTTCGTTAGCGGCTGAAGGGCCTTCGGTCACAAAGCTGTTAAAAAACACTTCGTTCTCGATGGAGATTTTCAACTGCTTGGCAGCGTCTTCAGTAAACATGTTCATCAAGTTCATGTCTGACTGGTAGGCCAACACGTCGTTAACTTGCACGCCGAAGTACTTGCCCTTGCTCACTTGCATATCTTGGAAGATAGGCGTTGGAACTTCATAGGTCAAGTTTGCACCAGCGACGTAGTCGCTAATGCTGATAGACGGTGCCAAACGAATACGGATGGTGTCGCCTTGGTTCTTCAGTTCACCTTCGTAGTCGGTGTTGAAGATTTCTGACATCGTGGTGTTCTGGTAGAACTTAGAAAGTAACTTGCCAGACCACAATGTGGGGATGAAAGAACCTGAATACGAAGGACTCGTATTAAAGGGGGATTGGACAGGATATACTGCGGCCATTTAAAAAACTCCTAGTAGGGTTGGTTAACTCTGCATCAGGCGGTAACACGACCGTCTGTGAAAGCAGAATCGATTTCAGCTTCAAGTTTACGAGCCTCTTCCGGCTTGCCACTCGCACCCAAATTAGCTGCTTTTGCGAACATTTTTTCGATGTCCGTGTTCGTATAAATACGACCTTTTTGGCTAGCTACTTGGCCGCTGGCGGCTGCTTTCGTAGGTTGAATCTGACGCTCTAGCTCTTCGGCTTTCAGGTTAGCTGCGGGCGCGGCACTTTGTGTTGCTTTAAAAAGCTTCACGTAATGCGCTACACCTTCTGCGTCGCCTTGGCTGAACGCTTGTTGTGCGATAGTCTTTCGTGGGGCGCGTAAGAGTGGGTCTACTTCGTTCAGCCACTCAACCCACTTGGGGTCTGCGTTAACTGCATCGAAGTCAGGCACTGCACGATGCAGGCGCTGCTCAAACGAGGACTCGCTGATTTGTGTGCCGGTCTGGGTAAGCTGCTCGCGCAACTTCTCATTCTCAGCTCGCAGATCGTCGATGTCACCACGGAATTCCATCGCCACTTCGCGTGCAACTTTGCGCTGAACTTCAATAAGGTCAGCACCGAACGCTTGGACGTCTTCATCGGTAACCAGTTTCTCTAACTGCACGGGCTTAGTGGGTTCAGCTTTTTTGGTCTCTGCGGCTTTGCGGACTGCGTCCATCTCGGCTTTGAGTTCCTTCATCTGTCCGTGTAAGCGAGGCACTTCAGCGTCGTACATACCCTTCAAAGTTTTGTACCGTTGCTGCCATGTCTCTTCCTGCGTGTCAGGCTCCACTGGGGCTGGCTTTACTTCAACAGGTTTTGTTGGCGCAGCTTCCTGAGATTTCGGGTCTTCCGGCTCTGTCGGTGTGGCGTCGTCACCTGCGTCCTCCGCGAGTGGCTTGTTTCCAGCTTCCAACTGCTTTTCGAGCGCCTCTAGCTCTTTCATCTGTGCTTCGACTTGTTTTGGCAATGCCATGAACGTTCCTTTTAGCTCCAACTCCGCCTAGGGCTCCTGCTTCGGTCTGCCTGTACGTAATGGTTTGCTTACGGTTTCAAAAATGCGGTTACTTAAGCCGCTCATAAATCTCTGACGATTTTTCAACCGCTTCGAGAAAATCAAAAAGGGTTTCCGCCCGCCCTTGTAATCTGCTAATACGCGCTGGTTCTTCGGCGTAAATTAGAGCTGTCTTAGTTTCTTCGAGTCGAACTCGAAACATATCCAGCAGTGCTTCAGATTCCGGCAGCTTGCAGCGTTGAAGCGCTTGCATTTGCTGTCTGGTGGGCTTATTCCCTACAAAAATCTTCATACTTGGTTTATACCAGTGAAAAAATATAATGTCAACGACCGTTAGGACGTGGTGACATTATATTGCTTTCCCGCCCACCTACTTGCGAACCATCTGGCAACATATTGCGTGGAGCTGGCCCTTGTTGCATTCCGGGCTGCGCCCCCTGCTGCATCTGACCTGCCACCTGCTGTAGTTGCTGTTGTAACTGCGCAATTACTTGCTGTTGTTGCTGTATCGTGCTTATCTGCTGGCGGTCAGGGACAATTCGGTCTACGTTGCCATTTAAGTTACGCGCCGCGTCTCGCAACAATTCAGCAGTTCCGTCCATGCCAACAATCTGCTGGGCAACTGGGCTGTTAAGTACCAGCATCATGAATTCGTTGCGGCGAACTGCTTCGGCTTCCTTAACTACTAGCGCTGACGCGCCGCGAGCTACAACGTTAATGTCGCCCTTAAGGTCATCGTCCTCTGAGTAGCGCATGTTGTCTTCGTACAAGCGCTCAATGGCTGGCGTGATGATGTTGTGGTCGATGTTGTTAATAACCTGCTTAATGCCCTTGCCCGCGTTGCTAATCAGCATGGACAGGCCGGAGGAGGTACGCGCAGCACCGGGTGTGTTTTCGCCGGACATATAGCGAGGCAGCATCGTGTCTTCGTCAGCGCGTGACGAGAACTTGTCAAACACAGCCATCAACTCGTTGGCGTTGCTGGTGGGCTGGAAAAACTGCACTGGGGCTGAGCTGTCAGCAATCTCTGACTGCGTAAACTGCCAGATTTTCCATGGGTGCATCTGTGTAATGTCCTCACCTACTGGGAGGCGAGACACGTTAACGCCGACTTGCGGGCCTGAGCTAATACCCATGTTGTTGGCGAGTGAGCGAGCAGCGGAGTTCACCATGCCCTGTGAGTCGCGGCACAAATCTGGCACGCCCTTACCCTCAATCTGGCCGGGTATGGTCTCGTAGGCCGTTACGTAGTACGGCTTGCGGCCCAGTGGCTCGTAGTTCAGAGCAGCGCGAATGACGGTATTGCCTATCAGCCACACCTCGCAGGGGTACGACAGCAGCGGGTCTGGTATGTCCTTCTCGGTCATGCCCCACTCAATCAGGAGCTTGCCTTCAACTGAGTCCCATAGCTGCAACGCATCTATCAGGTCAGTCGTAAACGTAGCTTCTGTAGTGTTCTTGCCCTCAGCCTCAGCCTTGGCCGTATCAGTCCACAACCACTCGTTCAAACCGCCTGTGCGGAACTCCGCAAGAATTGACCGAATGGCGTCGTCGTTGTAGCCCGGGACGCCGAGCAGACTCTGCAAAGACTCAGCGGTCATTTTGTGCCGCTCCATCACAAAGCCGTCTTGGATGTTGCTGGCCCAAGGTGCCCAGTACAGCATAAACGGGTCAACCCGCTCCCACTCGTTGCGAATAATCTCAGCTGACTGCAGCTTGCCGCCGACCCACTTCATGGTCTTGCGCTTGCGCTTGACCGGGCCTTTCATAACAGCGAACGGGAACGTTGCGATGTCTTCGATAAACTCGTTCAGCGCTTTGAACCAGCCGCCTTCAATGAGCTGGTCTTCCATTTTACGTTCCATGCGATCAACGCGAAGCTCCGCCTCTTCCTGCATGCGGCGCATCGTAGCGTCTTTCATGCGGCTGGCTATCTCGCGCAACTGTGACTCCGTCGGAACCTGCTGGCCCTGCGTCATCAGCGCTTCTAACTCCTGCGCCATCTGGCCCTGCAAATCCTGAACTACGAAGTCCGGCAGCGTTGGCTCTGGCGTAGCGTCTAGGCTCCACGCTTTGTCTTTTCCGGAGCCGGTGAGTGTGTCGCGCAGCCAGCTTGTAGCCGCACGGGCCTTGACTGAGGTGAGCTGGATATAAATCTCTGAGCCGCCCTGCGCTTTGATGGCGGATAGCACGTCAGGGTCATACTCACCAT